TAGCTGTTCTGGAGTCATGTTCTTAGTCATGGCTCGCATGTTTTTTAGAGCGTCAGCAGCTATCGCTGGGTCTGCCATCGGCTTAGGTGTTGAGGTTACAGGCTTAGGTGTGCTTGATTTGAGTTCAGGTGGCGCAGAAGAACCTAGCACTGGCGTAGGTTTTGGTGTTGTGAGTGTGGGTGGTGGTGCCGCTGCTTTAGCCTTTCTAGCCGCTTCCGCTTGAGCTGCTTTACGCGCTGCTGCATCTGCCGCTGCTTTAGCCTTTCTAGCCGCTTCCGCTTGAGCTGCTTTACGCGCTGCTGCATCTGCCGCTGCTTTTTCCGCTGCCTTACGTTGAGCTTCCTGCCTAGCTAAAGCATCTCTTCTAGCAGCCGCTGCCTCTTCTTGAAATCGACTAGATGTTCTAGGTGCTACGACAGGTGCAGGCCTAGGTGAAGGAGGTGTAAACGCAGGGGCAGGTCTAGGCGCTACAGGAGCAGGTGTAGGCGCTACAGGAGCAGGTCTAGGTGCTACGACAGGTGTAGGGGGTGTAAACGCAGGGGGGCTAGGAGGGCCATAACCCTGTATACCAGAGGCCTTCATGCGTGCTTGTATTTCTTCTTGGGAAGGTAGGTTGAAGTTGTTAAACGCCCCTAACCCCATACCACCAAAACCACCAAAACTGCCTATCATTGCTGCACCTAATTCGCTATCAAGACGCCTTGGAACGACGCGCCAATTTGGTTGTTGGTATTGCTAGTTACAGCGCGGCACTCTATATCCGTCTTTTCTGGTATAGCCAGAGGAAACTCAAAATCTATGATTAGCTCATTGCTCTGCAATACATTGATGAACTTAGTTCTAAATACATTCGACCCAAAGTCTCTAGTATTGAGTTTGACGGTAGCGTAGTTATTAGCCTGCGATATAGCAGCGGTAAATATAAGGTCATCTAGGTATAACGTATGAGAGGCGGGCACGGTATAGACCGCCATCTGCGTCTGGTTACCATCGGTTATGCTCGCATAAATAGTACCTGTAGGTACCCCAGAAGACACTCCAGTAGCTGCGATATAGACAGTACCCGCAGCAGTGCCCCCTGACCCCGCAGTAGCAACAAAAGCGCGATTAATGCGTATCCAGCCAGAAGCGTCACCAATCTGCACTTGGGTCTGCCCGTTCATGCTTACAGTAACACTCTGAACAGCGTAATTTTCGTCTAAGCCTTCTACAGTAACAGTCTGTGCACCTGTACCTGCGCTAGTGTCTGCGGTGCTGGAACTGCTTATAAACGCCGTAAACGCTGCGGCAGGCCATACTACGTCACCCCCCTGTGACCATACTGTTTCCTCAGTACCATTTATGTCTGGATTGTATCCAAACTTATACACAGAAGAGGCACCGGCAACTTGGCCTTTAGATACTTGTAGTTGATACGGTTCTTGGGCTGCCATAGCGTCTCTCAGTGCTTGGTCTAACTGGTTAAAGTATATACGCAGTACGTTGTTAAACTGCTCGAACGCCTGTTGGTCATACCCCTGTGGAGGTGTCGGTAGTCTGGGGGCTACAAAATCTATGTCGGCAGCCATTACCGCCTACCATCAGGGCGTATATCTATACGTGGCGTACCCAACTGCCAAGCTACACCTACATCACCAGACTGTACTTTTATGGATAACTGCCTACCGCGTACGCGAGTGTTAATCTGTGACGTATACGCCTCAATAGGTACGATAGCAGAACGAGTCACTGCTGCACTGTTAGTTCCGCCCTCTGACAACGGGCTATTGTACCCAGAACCAGATGACTGTAGAGGCAACAACTCCATAGTAACATTAGGACTTTCGGCAGTAGACCCATCAAAAGTCACATCAGGCAGCACTCTTTGTATAAACGAGAACCTATCGCCGTCGTCTATATCAAACTCAGCAGACGTTATGTAGGCGTCTATGGCTTCATCAGCACCGGCTTCATTGCTGTCTACACCCTGCTCGTGATTAACCAGCCTGTTTGTATAAGTTGCAGCCATAGGGTACTCGCGTAACCCCGAATCAATCCATGCACTGCGGGCCATAGTGCCGAAGTACCAGATGTCCTGTTCGTGGTTGTAGACCACATACTTGTCTACAGTCGTGGAGTTAGCAGAGCAATAGAACCACCAAATCTCGCCAAAACCTTCGTTTGTCGCAGCAAAAGCCTGCTGGGCTTGTTCAAAGTTGAAGTCGTTAAAAACGTGCCGTTTTAGGTCGCAGCGTAGTGTGCTAACGCCACCGTCGTAGCGGTAGAAGGAATCTCTACCCATCCAATAAGAAACACCATCGGAATACGCTACAGCGCGTGAAGATGCTATTGACAGGTTAGAGCCAAGTAACTGCGTACCCCAAACTATGGTACCCCCTACATACTGCATCGCGTACAGGGCAGAGTCAGTCCAAACCAGTATTTCTTGGCGCGACTGGATTGCAGTTACGATCCTAGAGCCATTAGATAACCGTATATCACCTGCTTGGTTAGTTGCCGCAGGTGTCCAGTCAACCGCATTTTCTTGGTCTGACCATCGGATAAGCATGGGGTCTAGGGTAGTAGTGCCTAACGTGTTAGTACCAAAGCAAAACACAAATCGACTTATGTCAGACACAAGTATGAAGTTCTGTACGACAGGGACGTTAGAAGCCCCAGTTTTAGTAGAAAGTTCTACCGCAGGTGTGGTCAGCGCATTGGGGTCGGAAACATCCCAGTAATATACTCTACCCCCACGAGGGCCAAAGATAAGGTCTTGCCCAAAATTAGATTGGCTCCAAACCCGTAAGGACTCTTCTGGAGGCTGCCCGTTACTCCATGTACCCAACCCCCAACCACCTGCACCCCAGCCTGCTAGGGGTACTTCGACTTCTGGGCCGATGTTTATTTGGTATTTTGCCGTTACGGAGCCGCCACCAGTAGCATTCGCTGTGGCTGCACTATCCGCTTCTATGGTATAGGTGTTCCCAGACCCGTATGTAATCTGAAACTCACCATTTAATGTAAGCCCGCCTACAGCAGATGCCCCACTAAAAGTTACGAAATCTCCATTTATATAGCCGCCAGCAGCATCAGTCACAGTGACAGTGGTAGAGCCGTCTACAGTCTCAAATGGGTTGGTGAGAGACACTCCTGCCGGAGTACGTTCTGGAGTTACATCGTAGTAAACCCCACCCAGTTCTATATAGAACTTCAGGTTTGTACCTACACCCAAGAACTTCTCGTTTGCTAGCGTCACCCACCCGAACAGGGAACGGGCTACACCAAGGTACGTAGTGAGAGATATAATCTGCCAACCACCAATTTTTTCCGGTAGCCCACCACGAAATCTAATTTTATCGCAGTCGAACCAGCCCTCTTCAGCCGCATAACGAGTAGTCTCACGGTTGACTCCGGGGCGGAATAGCAGCTTACGCAGCGGCATTATCTATATTCGCCTGTACGAATCATCTCAGTCACCTCTACAGCACGGTTGCCGACTTGTTTAGCCCAACGGCTATCCATAAACTCATCAGCGGCGATGTCAAACTGCTCCCGAGACATAGCTTCCAGAGCTTTAACAAATCCGCGCAGCCGCGTGATGCCTAGATTGAAGCACATATCGACCATTGCGTCACGTCTAGCTTGGTTTAGGCCGCCGTACCAGTAGTACGCATCTTGCAGTTCCTCGTGGCAACGCTTCAAGTCATTACTTAATAGGTAGTCAATCTCATCGGGAGACAGCCCCAAGCCAGACTCTGAGATGTTTCGGCCTACGCCTATGGTCTCAAAACCCGCAGTACACAGATACACCTTAGACTTAACGCCTTCATGGCGCTTTACCATCTCAACTAGATCACCCATTCTTGTCCCCATCAGACTGTGATGCGCCGAAGTAGAAGCTGATGATACTACTGACAATGCCTCCCAAGTAGCCCAAGACCAGATTGATAACGGCGTCTGAATTTTGGTTGGGTTCCTGTATCGTTACCATGAATATATAGCTTCCGAAAAACAGTACACACATTACGGCGATTAGCCGTGCAGTCCAGTCACCACTAAACCTCTTACGCGCATCCTGTGTATCGGCAGTCTGAAGGGCGAACACATCAACATCTAGTTCCTTCATACGAACTTCAAAGTCTAGCTCTGCTTGTTTGATTTCCGCCAGTTGTTCGGGCGTAGCGTTCTGCACCGCTTTTTCTAATGCCTTTGGTTCAGGGTCACAACCAAGCACAGACGCGATTACGGAAGCCGCTGTACCCCCTAGAGGGCCACCTAGAGCTTGTCCCAGTGTGGGGGCTAGCCCACCAACAATGTTTTTTATAGCTGCAAATTTCATATTAGTCCCACGTCTTTGTGTTGGCTGGTACCCGTTTCGGTATGCAATAAGCCGTTATGTTTTCTTGCATTTGGTAGCGGTTGTTTATCTTGGTTTTACCTGTACTGACGTAATACGCAAACGTGTTACACCGTGTGATGTCCCGAAAGTAAAACTCGTCAGCTATTGGCTCACCGTTTACCACCACAACCAGCAAGAAGGCCATCATTTTCTTGTCAGCCAACCTAGCAAAAGTGCCAGCGTCATAGGCAGGAGAAACAGAAGCACACCAGCAATAGCGGCGTATTCTTTAACTTCTTTCCAAAACTTCTTCTTTCTAGCCGCCGCTCTAGCCAACTCAAGCTGCTTTTGCTTGCGGGCTTCTGCCATTGCCTGCATAGCTTCTTGGTATAATTGACCGTTACCACTTACGGTAAACAGATCCTTAATTTCGCGCATGGTTTCTTGGATCTGCTTTTTTGCCAAGGCAGCCTTAACAGCATCAGCCTCTGACAGCTTACCCTCGTTCTGAGCGCGTTGTAGCTCTACCTCGGCACCGCCTAGCGCAGACAGAAACCCAGAGATGGACTGAATGTCATTAGTGGTCTCAGCGACCTGCTTAATCGCACTGGTAGCCGCATTTACGCCAGCTACAATCGCAGCGATCTCGCCAATCACTGTCAGCCGCCCATAAACTGCGGCAAAGCCACCGCGACAATTACCGTCACATAAACGCCCCAGATCATTAGCTCAAGCCGATCAAACCGCTTGCTGCCGTCTTGCAGGCGCTGCTCAATACCTTGGTACCGGACAGCGCACTCTTTCTCGTGCGCTTCAATTTTAGCTATGGCCTTCTCTGTAGGCGTCACTGAACAGAAGCCTCTGCTTCACCATCTTCAACAGCCTTCACTGATTCGACAATAGCGTTGCTGTAAGCGTTTAACAGAACTTCGCGTTCTTGGATCTGCATTTGCATCTGTGAGATTTCACGGCGTAGTTCGGCAACACGAGAAACGTGCATTTGTGTCTCGACGGTCAGGTCTGACACGTTATGCTCTTCGTTGTCGATGGTTATCGTTTGCTGTTCGCTCATTACCAAGGTACTCCTTCACCTGTTGTTGGGGTTATCTGCGCGTCGATGTTGGCTTGTAGCGATGCTTCGGTTGCATCTTTGTCTACGCCGTCATCCCAGCACCACCCTAACACTTGCGCCTCGGTCAAGTCGGCATAGGGAGTGTAATCTGAGCTAGACGCATCGTAGGTAAACCCTTGAGTGCCGTAGCTTGTTGCCGTGTAGGTTACAGCGTCATCGCCAGTACCTTCCGTTTGCTCTGCGTTTACGCGCCAGTGAGCAGTAAAAACACCCCCATCACTCAGTTCGTAATCAGTGGTTGAGATCGTCCAGTTGAATGTAGCCATTAGTTGTTCTCCAGTTGTGCAACTCTAGTGCGTAGTGATTGTATTTCTTTAACAAGCATTGGGACTAGCTTTGAGTAGTCCACGCCCATCATTTCGTCTGAGTCAGCATCTCCACTGACAGCTACTGGTGCTACGGTCTCTAGCTCTTGAGCAATCATGCCGTACTTCTGGTGTGCGCCGTTAGACTTCCAATCAAAGGAACGTACTTGAATAGCATCAATATCGTCAGAAGCAGAAGGTGCGTCTACGATGTTTTCTTTGAGGCGTTGGTCTGAACCACTCGTATAAGATATCGTGCTACCACCGTCAAAGTTTATAGAGCCTTTATCAACGCCTCCGGCGTAAAGGCGAATAATGTCTCCTACTGACGAATTTCTGGCAACAATCATAGATTCACCGCTAGAATCACGGCTGAATATCGCGCTATCGCCACCACGGATGCTATGTCCGTTTCCTGTAGTGCCTGCTGACGTGCGCCCCACCAGCAAATTCCCAGCGCTGGTTATTCGAGCGCGTTCCGAGCCATTCGCCCCCGCACCAAATATCAGGTTGGTACTTGAGTCCACCTCAACCCTTGCGTAGTAACTGTTGCCGGGGTATTGGAGACGCACCTTTGAAGACAGGTAGAGGTCTTTGAAGCGGTTGCTTGAATTACCTAAATCAACAGTACCATCAGATATGCCGCCAGTGCCGCCTCTAGGCAAAACAAGTGAGCCAGTAAGTAGCAGGCTTTTTGTGCCGTTACTTAAATAAATGTCTCCGCCGCTAGTACCAATACTACCTACGGCTGTGCTGTCCTTACGAAACTGGATAATTTCGCCATCAGTAGTAAGTCTAGTAAAATAAGCACCTACGTCAGCTCTAGTAACGCCAATAAATCCAGTGCTTCTCGCTTCAAATCCTGCGGTATTAGTGTCTACAGCAGTCTTCCCCACCAAAACATTTTCAGAGCTATCAATAGTAATAGCCGTGGCATTGGAGTTATCAACGATCCCCGGAGTGCTTGATAGTTCTATTGGAACTTGTGTTAAAGCCATTATGTGTTCTCCCTAGGGTGTATATGCGTCTGCTGCGCTTATAGCAGCGTTAATTGCAGTCATGTCTTCACTGCCCCAATCTTCCAAAGCCGTACCAGCCGATAGATAACCAGCACTACGCAGTACACGCTCTTGCTTTTCAGTGTTGGTCAGATCGTTGCCAAACTCATTATCAGCATCCAACACGCTTGTGATGACATTTACGCTATCCAGCATGGCTTGGTACATCTGTGCTTTTTCTTCGTCGGTTCTTACTTCAGACATGATGTCTCCTATGATTCTAGTGCTTCGATACGAGCAGTGAGTGCAGCGTTTTCTGCGGAGAGTTCTTGTATGGCTTTAATACACAGAGAAACCATGTGTGGATAACGAAGAGCGTCTGGTCTATTCTCTTCATCATACTCAACAAACTGAGTTAGCCCTGCATCGTGAACCTCTTCAGCTATTAAACCGTTAAATATTAAATCGCCATCATTGTTACCTTTAAAGCTAACAGGTCTAAGAGTATTTAACTCTGCAAGACCAACCCTCATGTCTTGTATAGTATTTTTATATCTTCTTGATGATGTAGACCTTTGAATATCTCCACTAGAGTATTGAACAACTAAATTAGCAGAGGATGAAGTTGTGTTTGTATACACGCCGGGGGCGAATAAATTTCCACTTGAATCTGCACGAAACCTCCAATTACCATCACCATCTGACAAGACGATGTTGTTGCTTGAGGTGCGTATGTCGAGGCCGCCTTGGTTGCCGTCGTAACGCCCAAGAACAGTGTTCTTCTCACCGCTAGTCACATAACGCCCAGCTTGGAAACCTATGAACGTGTTGTTGTCTACGCCAGATCCTGTAGAAGATATTCCTGCAAAACCTCCTAAAAACGTATTCCCTACGCCTGTGGTGACTGCCGTACCCGCGTTTAGTCCGATAGCAACGTTATAGGGTGTCTGGTTTCCAGTGAAATTTTGACTAGATAATGCGTTAACACCAATTGCAACGCTTCGCCCACCTGTTGTTTCGCCGCTAAGTGCGTTATGCCCTATCGCTACGTTGTTAGAGCCTGTCGTAATAGAATCACCTGCACCAGATCCTACTGCAGTGTTCTGATCGCCTGTGGTGTTTGCGTCTAAAGCATTCTTACCAACCGCTGTGTTGTCATTGCCTGTAGTGTTGGTATCTAAAGCATTTACACCAACTGCTGTGTTGTTACCCGCAGTGGTGTTTGAGTTCAAAGCATTACTGCCAACGCCTAAGTTGTTTGCTCCTGTAGTGTTTGCTCTTAAAGCAGACTCTCCAACAGCAGTGTTATTGGAGGCAGTAGTGTTTGAGCGTAACGCTGAACCACCTATGGCTATATTTGAACTGCCTGTGGTATTGCTAAGAAGTGCTGACTCGCCAAGAGCATTATTGTAATCACCGGTTGTGTTTCCAGATAATGCACTTTTTCCGACAGCGTTATTATTGGTACCTGTAGTGATCGCATCACCTGAAAAGTTACCTACTAAGGTATTAGAGGTTCCCGTAGTGATTTCTAGACCAGAATTAACTCCTATCGCAACATTGTGAGAATCAGTAGCTGAAGTAAAGTTCTGATTGAGCAAGGCTTGAAAGCCAATCGCAACGGAATTGACACCTAACGTATCTGACCCCAATGCGCTGTAACCAATAGCAACGTTGTTGTCGGTATCTGTTAAAGCGTCACCAGCAAGGGCACCGATTAAAACATTTCGTATTCCCGTGGTGATATCATTCCCTGCGCTATGTCCAACAGCAGTATTGTAAGCATCAGTAGACGTAGTAAAATTCTGTGTGCTGAGAGCACCTTGTCCTACTGCTATAGACCTACTTCCTTTCGTATCTGAACCGAGCGCG